AATAATCCTTATGTAGATTCTAGTCCAGCAAGTAATGTTGTTTCTAATGCAAATACAACTGTATTTTGGCAACCATTAACACCATTTAGTTATTTGAGTAATACATTATATTCTTCTGTCTAAATCTTTTTTCAAAATTAAATATGTAAATATAAACTATCTGGAATAGCAATTTTATAAAATTCATATGCTCTTACATCTTCTAACTTTTCTAGAAGTTGAGTATCATTATTCAAAGTAGCAATATTCTTTAATTCATCCACAATATTTAAAAGTTTTAGAAGAAATCTTGTTAAGTTTCCTTCCATAATTTCATAGTTTTCACAAATTGTTCCAACAGAAGTTCCTTTGAATAATTCTTGTAGAAGACTCACATATTCATAATTCAACTCCCATGGCTTGAAAGAAATTCTTTGTTCATATTCTGCCTTTTCAATCTGCTTACAAAACTTTTCTCCTTCTTCAAATACTTCTTTTACATTCTGTTCTATGTATAAACTATGGAGTTGTGTTTTCTCTTTTTCTTCTACTTGAAGCATTGAAGATAGAAGTAGTAAGAGTTCTTGTTGATTGAGATTTTCTAAAAGCTTTGAATCATACAAATGACTTAGTACTAAAGAATTTCCTTCATTTACTTCTGTAGCATAAAGTCCTTTTTGTGTTAAAGATTTATCTTCATTCATAAATCCTAGAGTTTGTAAAACTGAGAAATAAGGAACAATATTTGCTTCAAAATCTTTATAATAATATATATCTTCTTCTGCTATTTTTAGATTTTCTTGAATTGTTTTCTTTTGTTGGAACGCTTTACGAATCGGATCCCATACTCTATCCATATGTTTATTCTTCCATGATTCATATTCTGATTGTAGTTTTCTTTTTGTAGCATTTGTTGCTAACTTAAGTTTCTCTTTAAGTTCTTGTTCAAATATACAATCTTTTTCTTGTAATTCTGTTAAAGTAATACCAAGTAATTCTTTCTCATATTTATTCTTTTGTATCTGTAATTCATTCACTCGAACTTTCACTTGTTCATAATAATAAGAACTTTCTACTAAAGAAATCCAGTTTAGATTGTTAGATTGAATTGTCTTTAAAATAAAATCATAATCAAATTTCATTTTAGATTGTAGTCTTGTTTTAGAACCGGTCATCATTTTCTTTATATCTCCCATATCCTCTGGCATCTTATCTGGCAAATAGAATACATATCCTTTTGTATCTTTTCCTCTTCTTCCAGCTCTTCCAGCCATTTGAATATATTCATCAGTAGTAAACATACGCATAGAGTTTGATTCTTCATCATATTTTCTATAGGAACTAAATACTACTGTTTTGGTTGGCATATTAAGACCGACCGCAAATGTTTCTGTTGCGAAAAGAACTTTTACAAGTCCTTTAGAGAAAAGAATTTCTACAATTTCTTTTAACATAGGAAATAATCCAGAATGATGAAAAGCAATTCCTCTTTGTAGCAAATCAGTTAATATAAAATATTGCTGTGATACTTGAACATTATCCTTATATCTATGAAGATGAAAATCAATAATATGTTTTACTTTAGCAGAATCTGATGGATCAATGAGACTACCGGATACTTTAGAAGCATATGTTTCACATCCTTTACGAGACATTATAAAGAATAAACATGGAAGCATATCTTGATTATAAAATTGTTGAATTGTTGAATTCAATTGGTGAACATAAGAATTACTAGTATCTGATTTTCCTACTACAGGGTCTTCATATCCACCAAGTCTTCTATTTGTTACTAAATCTTTTTGTTTCTTTTGATTCTTTTCTTGGTCTTTTTTCCAAGAAAGCCAACGATTGTACGCATCTGGATGGAACTGTTCTTTTGCATCCATAAGAGTCTCGTATTCATTATTTTTAATAACATAATGTCCTAGTGGTACAATACGATACGTTGTTGAAATAAGATGAATTGTTTTTTGTTTGAGTTCACCAAGCCAAGATGCGAAGAATTCTGCTGAATCTATTGTTGCTGAAAGAAGAATCATATTTACTTCTCTTGGTAAAAGAATCATTGTTTCCTCCCAAACACTTCCACGTTCTTTATTATTAATATAATGGCATTCATCAAAGATTACAGCATCAAGATTATCTAAACTTAGACTTGCTGTTAACCCAAGATGCTCTGTTGCTGAACCTTTTTTATAAAGAAGATTTCTAAGAATTTCTGTTGTCATCACAATTATGTCAGCATTTGGATTAAATTTAATATCTCCCGTAGAAATACCGACACGATTTTTTCCAAACATTTCTTTTAAATCGTGGAATTTCTGGTTTGACAAACTCTTAATAGGAGTTGTATAGAAAACTCGTTTTCCTTTATTAAGAGAAGCATGAATTTGATATTCTCCAACTAAAGTCTTTCCAGAACCTGTTTTTGCTGTTACCAAAACATTTTCATCCTTATTGATGGCTTTAATAGCATGTTTTTGAAATTTATCTAAATGAAAGGAATATTCTGTTGCTAAAGGTTCATTCAAATCAATATCTTGATTCGGATCAACAATATTTAAATACTTAGAAAGAGGCATTTTGATACTTACACTACAGTATATCATTAATCAATTTTTATGTAGTTTCACGTCTCACCTTGGATATTAAAAAATCGTTTCATATTTACAGACTCTTGATTTGATTTTGTCTTATCATCATCTTTCTTTTTATCAACCTTCACTTCTTCACCATTAAAAGGATTTCTAGTAAAAAGAATATAAGGAAGTGCGTATACGAATATGCTAGAAGCAGCAATAAAAGCATGTGTAGGCATGTATTTGTATAACATCGCAACAAGAGCAGAACCCACCATTAATAAAGCATCTCCACCAAGAATATTAGCTCCTACATCATTTGCGTAACTTTTGAAAACATCCATCATTTCATTATGTCCGACAGGGATTGGTTTAATTACACAGAAATAAAAGAATATATCATGTAAAAGTTGTACGATTATTAATAATAATAAGAAATATACCACATTCCACTCAAATTTCTGAAATAAGAACTGTGTGTAAATATATCTTGCAATCAAGAAACCAATAAAAATAATCATAACATCGGCAAGAACTGCCAATACATTAAATTGGTCATACCATTCATTTAAGAATTTTCCTCCAACTTTATAATACCTTGCTAAAAACAATACGGTTACATCAACTGTTAGAATTCCAAAGAATATAAATAATACGTCGGACACTTCATTAAAATTTGATATATCTGGAAACTCTATCTCCATCTATTTTCTTACTATATTTTAGAATGGCAACAAAACCAAGTTACTACAATCGTTCAATGGCATTTTTAGGAGAAAATCCTGCAAAAAAAGAAGTAGTAGTGTATATTGGTGGATTAGTACTTGCTGCTTTCTTAATCACAAATGGCGCAGTATTGATAAATGATGAAAAAATAATTAAAGATTTAGATTCTTCAAAAACAAGTGCGTTAAATAATACACTTGGTAGTATTACAGTAGTGACAGGTTCATTGCTTGTTTTGTATCTGTTATTCCGTTTTTTTATTACTAAGTAATTATTCATTCTTTTTTAAAGATTATAATAATTAAAAAAGGCTCATACTAACTATTACATTTGATAGAGTTGTATTTGATGAATTTGTCGATATATAGATACCATATGTATCCGTTACTTTAAGAGTGAGTGTGCTTGTTGATAGAAAAAAAGAACTTGCTCCCACTAAAGGTAGTATAAAATTAGGCGTTGATACTGGGTATCCATTTTTATAAAGAACAGCAAAAGAACTTATACCAGCAGCAGTTCCTCGTTGTGCTTGTATTCCAAAATTTGTTATAATATTTGTATTTGGTATTCTAAGAAAATTATAGTTTTGTACAATATCAGAAGTAACTGTTGTAAAATTTTGTGTTCCTGGAAATAAAAATGTATTACTCCAATTATTTGATATACCATTCGGACCTCCTATATACTGAAAGTTCGATAAAGCCCCTGAGATTCCAAAATTTATTATATTTAATGTCTGATTTGTTATAAAAGCGTTAAAGTTCGCATTTTTATTTACTAAATCTGTATTTGTAACTATAATTTGTCCTTTCGTTTGTGAAATATCAGCAGATGTATTTCCAGTATTGTATACATTTCCATTTACTGAAGAATTTTTTATTTGAACAATTGATGATATATTTACTGTTTCTATTCCTATATAGTTTCCACCAGTATAACTTGGATTGTAAGCATCAGTACAAAATAAATTTGTATCACGCATAGATATACGATTTGAATTATCATTATAAATACAACGTGCTGCTCCAGTTCCAGCACTTGTAACCGTTATAGTTGTTCTTTGTATATTATCATTTGCTGTATAAATAGTTGAAGAATATCCAGCAGAATAAATACCATATACATTGTTTGGTCTTGTATTATCTGTTAATCCAGAATTATTTACATTCAAAACACAAGCTCTTAATTTACAATTATCTTGACAAGAAGAAAATAGAACTCCAATTAATGTAGAGGCAGTAGTTGTTTTTGATGTGAGGCTCAAAGTAATATCTTCTAAACGATTATTCGATGCCATTGTTATGAGTGTTGTAGGTTGTATAACATTTAATTGTTGAATTACAACAGAATTTAAATTCACTCCACGTATATTTACATCAGGTTTAAAAGTTACACATTCATTATAACTTCCTGGTAATAAATATATTTGGTCTTGTGTAGAAGCACAATACATAGCACAAGAAATAGTTGAAAAAGGAAAACTATATTGATTTGTTAAAGCTAAATTGTCATTTCCATACAATGAATCTACACGTAGAATTTTTCCAAACGCATTATTTATAATGGATGATACATATATATTTCCTAATCCTGTTGTTGTAGAAATAATTGCTTGTGTTGTAGATGGAGCTGTAAAAATTGTAGATAAATATATATTTCCTAAACCATTTACTGTTGATGGGAAAAATGAATCTAATGATGATACATATATATCACCTAAACCTGTTACTGTTGATGTAAGCTGAGAAGAAGATATATAACCTATTGTTCCTAATCCTACTATTGTTGATGTAAGGGCTGATGTAGAAATATATCCTATATTTCCTAACCCTTTATTTGTTGAAGTTATAGCATCCTGTAACGCATTTGTTGTTGAAATTAGCGATTGGGTAGAAATATATCCTACATTTGCTAAACCTATTGCTGTAGAATTAATATTTGATTGTGTAAAATTTTGTAACGCATTTGTTGTTGATATTAATGATTGGGTAGAAATATATGAAGCAATGCCTAATCCTGTCACTGTAGAAGGAAAAAAAACATTTAGTGAAGAAATAAATAAAGCTTCTAATCCAGTAGTAGTTGATAAAAGTTGTGAAGATGATACATATAATGAACCTAATCCTGTTACTGTCGATATGAGCTGTGATGTTGATATATATCCAATAACACCTAACCCATTTGTGATTGTAACAATATTACTTTCTAAACCAGAAGTAGTTGATATTAATTGTGCAGAAGATATATAACCTAATACACCTAAACCAGTATTCGTTGATAATAATTGATTTTCAATTGCTTGTGTTGTAGAAAATAAAGTAAGACACGAAATATATCCAATATTTCCTAATCCAATATTTGTGGATAATATACTATTTTGTAAACTAGTTGTTGTAGATATTAATGATTGTGAAGAAATATAAATGTTTCCTACACCCATTACTGTGGATTGAAGTTGAGAACTTGATATATATTTAAAAGTTCCTAGTCCAATAATTGTAGAAGTAGTTTCTGGTTGTATTATAGAATTAACTCCTTGGAAACTTGATAGTAGTTGACTACTAGAAATATATCGATATGTTCCCAATCCATCAATGGTGGATGTAAGTTGGCTACAAGATATATAACCAATAGGGTGTAAAATAGGATATAGAGTTCCATTTGGGCCAGTAGAATCATATTGTTGAGCGAATAAATCTTGATTTAATACACTAAATTGATATCCAACTGAGTTTCCAATATTCATTGTAGATGTAATTAGATTATATCCATGAAATCCAGTATCTGTTGTAACATTTCCTAAAACATCTTCATATACTTTTGCTTTGTATCCTAAATATAAACTTGATGGTCCTAAAAATAAATCTTTCCATCTTCCAGAATTAGAAGACCCTAAACTATATACATTATCAGTACAAGGAACAATATCTAAATTGGCTTGTAAAACATTGATCGTTGAATAATAAAATAATGAGGACATGCCAGCAGGTTTAAACCCATCATAGTATAATAGAGCATTTGTAGAAGCACCCACTATTGAAAAAGATGATAAAGTACCTGGTGGTCCTATTGGACCTGTTGGTCCTATAGGTCCAACAATAGTGCTACCATTTGAACCAGGGGGTCCTTCGGGGCCACGGAAGCATGAACAATCAATTAATAGTTTTTTTGCTTCTTTTATCATTGTCAATTGACTGGCATTCATTCTCTATTAACTAGAAAGTAAATGTTTGAATTATCATAGTTCTTGACGAACTTATTAATCCAGCTACTGATGATGTAAGTTGAGAACTTGATACATATCCAAAGGTTCCTAATCCTGTAATTGTTGAGTTTATTTGCGACGATGATATATATCCTACATTTCCTAACCCTACTAGCGATGATGTTGTATTAGGTTGTACTATATTATTAATTCCTTGAATACTCGAAGTAAGTTGACTACTAGAAATATATCCTATGTTTCCTAACCCTACTAGCGATGATGTTGTATTAGGTTGTATTATATTATTAATTCCTTG